AACGCTGTTGATAAATGTTGTACAAGAATCTGGATGCGTTCTGACCAGAACCAGTTGGTCGCACGCCATCTATGATGTCTGCTGCTGCAGACTGAGGACCAAGGCGTGAAGGGTCCAAGAAAGAAACCATACGGAAGGCTGCGCCATAGATGACTACATCCTCTGAGTATGAAGGAAAGCCTGTAACTGTTTCGTACTCTTGGTCATTGCTAGTGAGCAGCGTTGGGCGCTTGCTATAGGAAACATGTACGGTTTGTCCAGGCACAATTTCTGAATAAATAGATAGGCTCTTTGTGGTTGCAAAGGCATCTGAGTCTGCAGTTCTATCTAACTGCCATGCACGAGCAGGAAACCACTCTTTAGATGGACCGATTGTAGAGTAGGTAACTGACAGAACATTCTGCACTGCTGCAGGAACCTGATATGAGTACTGCGCTGCAACATAATCAAAGTCATAGGTACCTGTAGCAAAGATGCTTGGGTACATAGAATCAATGGTGTTGTTGATAGCGTTCTTAATCTCTTGGCGTGGGAACAATGGACCCATAACAACCTTAGCGTTCTGGTCATGGGCAGCAGGTTGAGTACCACGCTGTCCTCTACCCCAAGGGGCTAGGGTTAATGTGTTAGCCACATTGTCTGTAGCATGGACGAATACAATTTCGTCATCAATCTGTACATAACCACGACCAATGACAGAGGCATCATGCACTTCAAGGGTAGTTGCTGTGCTTGAGGCAGCAGTATCTAGCCAGGTTGATGGCTCTGTGTTCTCTGTGTAGGCATGCAGTACAGCCTCAACGCGGTCTGCTAGTTGGGCAAATGTACTCATAGGTTAATGCTCCTTAATGCAACTACGGCTGATAGTCCAGAGGTGCCAGCAAGTTCATTACAGATGGCGTTTAAACCTTTGTAGTCATTTGGCTGGCGAGTAGAACTAGCCTTGTAATTCAGGGCAGCAATAAGTCCTTTGCCAGTAGTTCCAGCCCATGCGTTTGCAGCGCCCTGTGGCGCTTCATAAGCCGTATAAACGGGATATGTACCGCCATTGGCTAGACGGTTAAGTTCACCCGTAAGGGTACTTCCTGCTACTCCTGTTGCCATTACTTGCCTTTCTTCTTCTTGCGAGCCACTGCAGCGTTATCTACTAGGTTCGGATACTTCCGACCCGCAGCCTTTGCACGAGCCTTGGCTGCAGCCTTCTGTGCAGAAGTAAGTTTTGTAGATGTACGCTTTGGATTCTTCGTGTCCCAAAATGCTTTCCTTTTCACCATTTCACCTTGTTCGCCCAATACGCCGCACTCATCTTGCCTTTGGCAATGTTCTTTGCGTGGCGTGCTTTAAATGATGCTTGGCGCTTCGTAGGTTGTCTATCACCCGTCACGCCCTGCTGACCAAAACGAATGGTCTTGACTTGGCTGCCTTCTTTGGCAACCACAACATGTGACTTAGTTGGGTGGCTTGGCGTGCGCTTTGGTTTGTTAAAACCAGATACGCCAGCCCGCGCTAGGCGCGGGTCGCGCTTACTTCTTTTTTCCGCCACGCTTTGCAGCCTTCTTTTTAGCCATGCCTGCTTCGCTCATAGCGATAGCAACGGCTTGCTTCTTGGACTTAACAACGGGTCCACCCTTACCTGAGTGAAGGGTTCCACGCTTGTACTCGCCCATTACTTTGCCAACCTTCTTGGCTGCTGCTTTCTTCTTCATTAGTCGTAATCCTCCATGTCGTTTTCTTCCATCTTGGACATAGGGGTTTCGCCAATACGAATGATTGGCTTGTTGTAAATTGCTACATTAGGAGCCTTTGGCAGTTCTGTAGGGGTTCTTCCGCCAACACCGTAAGGTGTCACAGTTCCGAAGCAGTTGCACTCAACGCACATTATTCTTCCTCATCTTCTTCAATGTCCTCATATTCTTCAATGTTGGGTGAGGGCGTTCCCCATAGCGGCTCTGGGATGATTGGATTACTCATCGTCATCTTCCTCCAGTAATCGCTTAATCTCATCCTCGGTTGGTGAGCCATACGACACCCAACTTGGATAAGAATCTTTTTCCATAACAAAAGCCAGCGCTAAATCAGACTTAAATCCTGACTTGAGTAGGGCGTTGTAATACTCGTTAAGCCAGATACAGTACATTTCTAGTTCTGTATACGACTCATCTTTGACTGTGCGCACACGCTTTACTGGCTGTGCTTTCTTACGCGGTGGTTTGCGAGCAGTCATTGTTCCCCCTTATTTTCCGAACGCTTTGCCTGTTTCGTTTGAAATTCTTACTGCTTCCTGAACCTTTTTCATACTGGTTCCTGCGGGCTGTATGCCCTGAGCGCGGGCATCTCTGTATGCCTGCAATTCTTTATCCCACTTCTTGCTAGATACACTGAGGTTAGAGTTGGCTTCTCCTGTATTCATAACAAGAGTTCCAACCTTGCAACCAAAGCATCCCTCCACAAACTCTGGGTGGGTCTGTATTTGATGTAGGTTCATGCTGGTGTGATGTACTCTCCGTAGCCCTGCGCTGTAAGCGCATCGGCTGTCTGTTGGGTAATCAGAGTAGATGTACCGCCTGGGTAGTACTCCTCGGCAGTATTGGTCAGTATCTGACTTGGGTATCTGTATGAGGAATAAATACCGTTTATACGCAAGACTGAGATTCCACGGGCTAACTTGTAACGCATAAACAAGTAGTTATCACCCGCAGGAGTTTCATCTACCGTAGGGGTAGTGAAGTAATACATAGACATGAAATCCTCCTAATGGACTCACCCCGAAGGGATAGACTTTTCAAATTTGCCTATCCCTCAGAGTCAATCAACTACAGAGCAGCGATTGATGAACCAGTTTCAATGCGGTATAGCGCCTCATTGCGGTAGATGCTCCATCCGAGAACACCGTACGAACCGATTGGGCGGAAACGCATCAACTTATCAGTGACTGGACCGATAACAACATTTGGCTCCTGTGATACGGCTTCTGCCAATGCTTGCTTTCCAGCAAGGATTGTGGAGAATACGCGGGTTACAGGGGTTACAGTTACAACGGTTGTTGCTGTAACTGCTGCTGTGTTAGCGGTGTCAACTGTGATAGTTGCTGTTGAACCTGAAATTGTGATGTCAGTAATCTTGGCACCTGAAGCGATACCAGTTCCTGCAATCTTGTCGCCAGCCTCTGCACGGGTAGCAATTACGGAAGTAGCAGCAACACCGAAGGTGAATCCTGCTGAAGTTCCTGCAACTGTTACTGCAGTTGTAGCGAGTGCTGTCTGGTCTGCACCAGTCTTAGCGTTGTACATGCGTGGGTTTTCAATGTAGAAGGCACCTTCGTATGTTCCGATGGAACCAGCAAACAAGTTGCCAAGTGAGCCATCAGTGTGTAGGTGCGACTCACGCCAACCGACAGAGCCTGTTTCGGCACGGAGGTCGTGTGATACTTCTGGGTGAATACCTGTCCAGTAGAGGCTTCCTGCACGAGGAACAGCCTTGTTGGAGCGCAACTTAGCAACAGCCTTGCGAAGGTCAGCAGAATCAATGGTGTCTGATGCTGTGATTGTCGCTGTGGATGTGCGTGTTCCGCCGTAGATAACATTGGTACCCTGGACAAGGACATTCTGTGCCACTGTGTCAAGAGAGTCAGCCATGTTGTAAGCGATGATGTCTGCAACTGCAGGGTCAACATCGGAGAGTGAGAACAACTGAAGTTTACGAGTAACGAGCGATGCGTTGCCGTATTCAGCAAGTGTTACTGAAACGGTGTCAACATTGCCGAGTGCTACTGCGTCAACATCTGTTGTTTCTGATAGTGAAGCGGTTGCTGGTGTCAAATCGTTGTAGAGTGAGAATACAACGCTTGAACCTGGCATAGCCTGCTGAACAGGCTTCTTATCCGCAACAGCACGAATCATCGGCTGGGCGCGGAGGGCAAATTCAACATAACGGTCATACGCGGTTTTTACTAAACCTGCGAGAGCCGAGGTGTCGGTATAAGCATTTGCCATGTGGGTTCACCTCCTGGTGATTGGTTGATGTATGGGTTAGTTATTACAATCCAAGGAGTGCGTCTAGGTCCTCACGAGTCTTGGCTCCTGCAATCTTTGCAAACGCATCTTCGTCAACATCTGGCGCAGTGCCAGTAGCAACGAGATTGTTAATTCTTGCTTGTGCCGCAATCTCTGAGTTCTTCTGTACAGGCTTTTCTTCAGATTGAGTTTGGATTCCAAAAACATCGCCGTATTCATTTACCCAGTTATTGATTGCCTCCTCAGAGGTATCAATATCTTGTGGGATAAATGCAGCAATCTTTGGGTTTAATCCCTTAGCCTGTAGCACATCCTTGACAGTACGCTGACGGGTCTGAGTTCTTAGACCTGACAACTCCTGTTCTAGTTCCTTTGCACGCTTTTCCAGCGCACGGTTTACTTTGCGGAGTTGTGACACGACATCAGTTGTTGTGTCGTCATCTTCGTCATCGTATTCATAGTTGGTAGCCATCTACCTATCTCCCTTTTGTTAGTTGTATTCGCAATCCACAATGCAATTCGGGGAAACTACATTGGCTATTGCTCCCAGACTTTTACGCCCCCCTGGGCTGGTCGGTCAGGGTGAGGATTCTCTATATGCTTGTGGTGCTTCTTAGTGATGCACCAGTGATGCCACCGCCTGCGCTGAAGCGGGCTGTTTCACGAGCAGCGCGACGCTCAGAGGCAAGTGCCTTGGTTACATCATCGCCAACAACTGCACCGATTGCTTCAAGGTCTGAGTACTGCTGACCTTCAATCTGTGCTAGACGGCGTTGTGTGTTAGCAAGTTGGCGAGCGCGTTGGAACTCTGTGCGTAACGCACCGTATCCTGTTTCGCCTACTGCTGAAATCAATGCTGATGCTTGGTCAACACCCATGATGTCCCTACCAAAGCCAGCAACCTGTGAAGCGGCACCAATCTCAGAGATTCGGATTTGCTTCCTGATAATATCCATACCCTTAGTTGGGTTAAGTAGGTAGGCGATAACGCCACTTTCATCTACTTCAGGATAGAAACTCTTGAACGCTGTAGTTACATCAGGGTTCTCTTTAACTCGCGTAGCAGCGATGTTTACGCGTTCCTCAAACTCACGAGGAGAAACTTCATTGGCAATGTACTTGCCTAGTTCACTACGGCTACCAAGAACTGCTGCATCTAAACCATAGGCACGCAGTGTCTGGAGGTATCCCTTTTCATTAGAGATATAAGTAGCCTCATTGATAGCACGACCTGCTGCTCTAAGGGCAGCCATTCCAGGAAAGCGAAGTTGGTAAGAGGCAGTCTTTGGTAGTTCCATCTTAATTTGTGAAACAGTAAAATCTTCTCTAATCATGCGGTCTACTTCATCAGCCAAATCTGCTAGACCAAGTTCACCAAGTGCTGCCCTAAAATCTTGTTGTGCGGTACGGCGTGCTTTGGTTTCAATATCGGCTGCTGTTAGCGTAGTAGAGCCAGTATTGGATGAGCCTGATTGTTGGGCAACACCATTGACATAATTAACTCCAC